CGGCAGATAGATCATCGTCGAATAATCGATGCCCATCGTTTTTATTCCTTGAAGATATCGTCGAAGCGCTGCTTCAGCCTTTCCTTGGTTTCCAGCGCAGGCTTGTCCGGCGAAGCGACAATGGCAAACCGCTTGACGCCGGTCTTGTGGCGCCTGATCTTGGAAAACCTGACTTGTCCCTGCTTGCGTCGGCCTTCATGGTGCCGTTTGACTTCCTTGAGCACCTCGGCGCCAAAGTCGGCGCCTTTCTCTTCCATGTGCTTGGCCCATTTCAGGATGTCGCCGGTGTCGACGGTCAGCTCAACCATCAGACTTGCAGCCTTGTATAATGCATCAACAGGCTGCCGGCGGGCGAGTTCTGCCAATCGGCACCCTTCGAACTCGCCATCTTGATTGCCAACGCATTGGGATCGAAGAACACCACACGACTGTCCTTGTGGACCAGCGAGCGGATGCCAGCGGTTTGCGCCCGCAATGCCGCCATTCGTTCCTCGCGGATCAGGATCAGCGTAGCCTGCTTGACGGCGGGCGGTGCCTCGTCCGGCAATAGATAACCTCCCGTATAGGTCACCAGGATCGGCTCGCTTTGGCCGCCGTAAAATTCAATCTTGCCGGATTTCAATTCGATCTCGTAGGTCGACGGATCAAGCACGGTACCACGCGGACATTCAACGGATGACACGTCACTTTCGGCAGCAAGCGGATAATGGCTGACGAAATAACGGTTCGGCTGCAGACAGCGTACCGTCTCCTGCATGGTTTCCTTGGCAAACACCCTGTTGCACAGGGTCGCAACCACATCGGAAAAGGTCTCGATCAATAATGTTATCGATGCGTCTTCGGCAGTGGTAATAACCCCAAGCATCAGTTTGGCTTCGTCCAGCGTCAGCAAGTTGAAGTTTTGCGCTGGCGTCAGCGTTTTGAGAATAATGTCAACCATTGTTGATTTCTCTATGGTACTGATCGAACAAGCCACGGCAGGGAATTGGCATCTCGCCGCCATCTGAAAAAATCAGTTTCAATGTGTAGGATTCGCCGTCGACCTCAACGTCAACCACGGTCGGACCGATTGGCCCCTGTTCGCCACGTTCACCGCGATCGCCTTTTATTCCCGGCTTGCCAGCCTTGCCGCACGAAGCCACCAGCTGCCAGCCGTCGCCCGGACATTCACCGGGATTGTTGCAACGGGCGATAAACGATGAACCGTTCAGCGCTACCATGTCCATCGCAGCGTAAGTCCCAGCCAGATCATAAGTGCCGCGAATGACAGGACTGACAGCGTCGCGACCAGCAGCACATAATAGCATCCAATCACGGTGAGGTGGCTTGGCCGCCGTATCCTTCTGAGCCTGCCACGTCGCCCCATCATAGGCTACAACATCACCACGATAGGAAATGCCGTCCGCAGCCCAAGCACGGACCATGGGAAGCAAACCGGGATCGCCATGTTCGCCTTTTTCACCACGCTCCCCCTGTGGTCCAAGCGGTCCCGGTTCGCCTCGTTCGCCTAGATAGCCTCGTTCGCCTTTTTCGCCTTGCGGCCCCTGCGAGCCTTGCTGGCCTTGCGAACCACGCTCGCCCTGCTCGCCGCGCTCGCCCTTTTCACCTTGTGCGCCTTGGTCGCCTTTTTCTCCTTTTTCACCTTTTTCGCCATGCTGTCCTCTTTCTCCTACTGCGCCGCGTTCACCTTGCTTGCCGGAATCGCCACGCGGCCCTTGTCGACCCGGAAAACCTTGTTCACCAATTTCGCCATGCTCACCGCGTTCGCCGCGTATGCCACGTTTGCCAATTTCTCCCGGCGCTCCCGACAGGCCCGGCAATCCCGGAATGCCCTGAACACCCGGCTCGCCCCGGTCACCCTGAATACCCTGTTCGCCCTTTTCGCCGCGTTCACCGATTATGCCCTGCTCACCGCGTTCACCCAAAATACCCTGCTCGCCCTTTTCACCGCGCTCGCCTTGCGGCCCCATTTGCCCATCACGGCCATCACGCAATTCCTTCAGACGAGCATCTACCATATTACGCATTTCGGCGCGAGACTCGACGATCATCGCCCGCATCTCGGCAACGGCTGTCTTGCACTGCGCTTCAACCAGAGCCAGCCCGCGTTCCCATTCATCCTGCTGCTCGACCAGAGTATCGATCAGGACATTACGCCAAACCACCGCCGCCACGCTGGCTTCGTTTCCATTTAGCGGAGGCATGGATATGTTGGACTTCTCGTCGAATGACTTCATTGATGTCATCCTTTGTCGGCGATACTGGCGACGCCGGCGCTGGCGGTGGTGCATTCGGTGCCGGAGCAGGCGGTGTTGCCTCGATCTGGCTTAACGGCACGATTTGCTGCTGGACACGAGGTTCCTCGCCGTCCTTCACATTCGACAGGTTTTCCATATTGCGAGCTTCATTCGGCGAATAAATGCCGGTCTGAACACCACGCGCCAACGCCTCGATCCGATCCTTATGCGCCGATCGCAGCAGCGCATGGGTATCGAATTCAACATATTCATCCGGCACGCCCTTGAGCATGAACATCAGCCCAAGCGCCTCCTCGAAATGGTTGAGTGCAAAACCAAGACCGGAAGCAATCCAGCTTTGCATCAACAATTCGGTCGACGAATAGGGCGTGCCGCCAAGCCCGAGAATTTGCAACGGCACCCGGAAAGCCAAGGCGATATGCTCGTTCGACAGCTTGAGTATTTCGGCCGTGTTGGCATCCTTGCCGCCGAACGCCCATGGCTGCACTTTCAAACCTGCTGTCAGGATTGGCGTGCCGCCCTGATTAAGACCCTTGACCTGTTCGTTCCAGCGATCACGCAAAGCCTGGGTCTGATCCTTGTCGAGCACGAGATCGGTCGACAAAATCGCCGATGGCCTCGCTTCATTCTTGTAGAAAGCCACCTGCTGCTGTGCAATGGCTTCGCCGACGCCAATGTCGCTATAGGCTGCCGTGATTGGACTCTCGCCGATCAGCGGCATCGGATATTGCTTCCTGACATGCAGACGCACATGCAGCACGTCGCGCGCGGGCACCACCAGAAATTCTTCATTGAGCGATTTGGCGACGATGTCGTTGCCACCAAGCCAGTAGAAAATCTCGCCATTCTGCGCCAATCGTGGGTGCGACATTTCCGGATGCATCATGTGCAATTCGCCGATTTCATAGCGATCGTTGCGAATGCCCAGCGCATAAGCATTGCCGGTCATGTAAAGCGCCCGTACCATATTCAGCATGAAGTCGCTGATCGACTGGTACGCATTTGGACTGCGCAGGATGCGTGACAGGGCCGAGTTTCTCACCCGGTCCCGTCCGTTTTTGCTGTTCAGCCGCCAGTGGTCACCGGGCAGCATGGCAATGGTCTGGGCATACGCCGAAACGCAGGCCTCGACCATTGCCGAACATGTGCCGGTGTAGATCGGATTATAGCCTAGCTGCCACCAATTAGCCGGCGCACCGTCCGGCAACCATCCACCGGTAATAGGCAAATAGTAGGGACCGGGCCGTGGCTGTCCTTCGACGGCCTTGAGCACCGATCGCAGCGTGTTGGCTATCAACGACCGCATTCACGTTTTACTCTGAAGGTTTCGGTGGAGGAGGCGGCGGCGGAGGCGGAGGTGCCGCCGCATGCACAGCCCTAGTCTGATAACTTTGCGGCTTAGGCGCCTCTAGATTTTTTTTTCGCTTCACCAACGTGGTGTTGCGGCTGATTGTTGATATCAGGTCCACTGCCGTCATCCTCGTGCTCAAGAATGTGAGCACCGAGCATCGCGAGATCGAGTTCTTCCTGTGTCGGTGTCGGTTTGCCTTTCATGCGTTCGGCATACTCGGCACGCGACTGGTCGCTGATCTTCTTTTCCTGCTCATAGATTTTCTTGGCGTTCTCCGTCACCGGATCGTCTGCAAGTTTGGTCATTTATTTATCCTCCTACCATGTCACGGCCGTGGTGAAAGCCACCGTTCCTGCGCGACGCTGCAGCCAGTTCAATGGCAGCACCATCCGCAAGGCCAGCGAGTCCGTCTGGAATAGCGAGCGCTGCGGCGCTGCCACGGTCGACGGTGACGCCACCAATTCCAATGGTGTCGTATCTTCCATGTGCAAGGTAGCCTGATCGCTCATCTCCATACGCGGAGCCTCGCCACCAGCGACCACGAAATCGGCGGCGTCGACGAGAATAAGTGTTTTCGCCGTGACCGTTGCCGAATCGATGATCGGAATGCCGTTCAACGTGCCGCCACGGATTTCATCCCTGAACGGGAAAATACCCGTGTTGGCTGCCGTCAGCATCGACGCCCGCAACAGATCGGTCTGATTGGCAAGCCAGACCAGATTTCGGATGTTGCCGTAAGTCGCAGTGCTGATGGAATTAATCAGCCCTGTGATATCTCCAATGATAGCCGCAATGCCGCCACCAGCCGTCGGCGTAGTCACCGACACGCCATTAAGCAGACCGGCGGGCCTTACTACCGTCGCCGCATTGGCGTCGATCAAAACCGTGTCAACCGCCACCGACGTGTCCTGCTGAATGGCTTCACGCAAAATCCCTTCGATTGCCGGGATCGAGTGTTCGTCCATCTCGCGGGTCCAGGTCGTGATGACTGCCATTTTCTTCGGCGTGAGCGTCTGGGACGAGAACGCACCCTGCCGAACCGGAATCGGCAAACCTTCACCCACGAACGAGCCGGCAAGCGACGGCGTGCGATTGCGTGTCGGAATGACGATCTTGCCATTGGCGCCAAAACTCAGGGTCAAACCCTTAGCTGCCAATCTTGTCAGGATAGCCTTTGGCATCAACAGCGGCATCAATTCGGCATAGGTCTGCCGAACCAGTTCCTGTGCCCAGCCTGCGACCGTGGTCAAGGCCGGAGCCGACGCCGCGCGCAGCACGATATCTGCCACCAGCTTGGTGGCATCGTCGCGATACTCAGGAAAGCGCTCGGCAATCCTGTCGCGGGTCTGCTCCACCGTCTTGCCCCATGTCTTGGAGGCAATCACCAGTGTGCCCGCCTTCACAAACAATTCGAGAATGTCGAAACTGTCCTTGGTCCTGTGAGTGATGACATTCGGCGCCGCCGGACGCGCATCACCATTGGACACTACCAGCGAACGATTGCGAACCGGAGGCGGCTCGGTCGACCGTGCCAGCAGTTTCTCGGACTCAACCAAGGCTTCACGCGTCTTTTCAAGATGCGCAATATCCTGATTGAGTGTCGAAGTAGCTTCGATGTCAGAGTTGCTGACATTCGTATTGTCCATCTTTTCGAGATGGTCCGTTAAAGCATCGCGCTTGGCAGTGATCTGCTCCTCCAAGTCGACGATGCGCTGAGCCAGACTTGACATGGCTGCGATCTTTCCTTTTTGAGATTTTAAGGCTTGCTCGCCAGTGAACCCGCGCCGAATGGTCTCGGTGTTCT